CACCATGTCGGGGATGATGGTGTCCCAGTTGAACCAGTCCATGACGGACGGGTCCTGGGCCTGGCCGGCGATCTCGGCGGCGAACTGCACCGATCGCTGGATACCGGCCGCCTGCTCGGCGCGCATGGCGCGGTTGAGCGGGGCGTCGTACTCGACCTTGAACTCGGCGCGCGCGGCGATCAGCTCCGGCGGCGGGGGCGGCAGCAGCCCCTGCTCCATCAGCAGGCTGTACTCGCGCTCGATCATCGGCCCCAGGGACTCGGACTGGAACCGGCCCATGGTGGGGCTGAGCAGCGCGCCCTTCTCGCGCGCACGCTCCAGCACTTCGGTTGCCGTCATCTGCGGGGAGTCGACCAGGATCTGGAACAGGCTGACCAGGAACGAGTCGTTGATGGCCTGGCGCTCGTCGTCCATCAGCTCCTTGCCGACCTGCACCTGCCCCACCGGCAGCGTGTGCACCAGGGGGCGGCCTTCGGAGCTGACCGCGCCGGAGTTCAACGCGCCGGGGCGCAGGTTGAAGCCGTCGAGGATGCCATCGTCGTGCACCAGCAGCACAGGGTCCACCGCGCGGTGACCCTGCTTGAGCATGGTTTTCTTTTCCTCGTTCAGCACCTTGATGCTGGGGAGGACGTTCATCGCCGGGCTGCGGCCGTAGATTTCGCCGGGCGCAGTGATGTACCGGCTCACGGCGTACGGCAGCTGCTTGTACCCGCCCTCGCTCAGGAGGCGCTTGGTGTCCTCCAGCACGTAGCACGACTCGAATGGCATGGCCTTCGCGTCGATGCGGTACGGGTTCCAGTTCTCCCGGGGGCCGACGTGGTGGATCACCCACACCTCGGTGTTTGGCTTGTTCTCCAGGATGGCGCGGTGCTTGTCGTCCAGCACGCCCTCGCCCCACTTCTGGGCCACCTGGCGCAGCGTCATCTTGAACCGGCGGATCACCGTGTCGACGACGCCCTGGTGGTTCTCGCGGAAGAACACCTCGCCCAGGTTGATGTTGCGGTAGCGCAGGCCACGCTGGCGCGCGCTGGCCAGCTTGTCGACGTACAGGCAGCTGGTGCCGAAGGCGCCGGTGCTGATGTAGCCGTCGTGCTGCTGGCTCTGGTAGTTCGCCGCCGGGGCGTAGCGGTAGTGGAACAGCAGGTCGTTGACCTGGTCGCACCACAGCTGCACGGTGCGCCGCTTCATCAGGTCCGGGTCGGTGATACGGATGCGGTGCCAGATGCCGTTGCGCGGCGTGAGCATCGACTCCATCGCCGCGGCGAACCGGAACAGCGCGGTGTTGGCCGTGACGTCGAACATGTCCTGGCCGCGCTCGGCGCCCGGGACCGTGTTGCCGTTGGTGTAGAAACTGGTCTGGTAGTGCGGCAGCACCAGCCGGGCCACGTCCTCCCAGTGGCGCTCCCATACGCCGCGGCCCGTCTTGGCCTCGGCGTACTCCTGGCAGATGCGCTCGGCCAGGGTTTCCTCGCGGGAAGGACCGACAGCCATCAGCTCCCGCCCAGCATGCCGCTGGTGCTGGACACGGTGCCCAGGTTGCCCAGGCCCGCGCCGCCGTTGAGGATCGTGCTGGACCGGCCAGCAGCCTGCCGGCGCATCAGTTCGTCCTGTTGCGCAGCCGAGACTTCAGCGCTCTTGTCCGTGGGAGCCACGGGAGCGGGGGCCGGGGTGGGCATCTTGGGGCTGGAAAACAGTCCACCCATGGGCGGTTCCTATCGGTAGGCCGAGTTCGATGCGCCCATTGTATCGGGATGGTGTTTTTTTGTCATCACTGTAGCCGTGACGTCCTCACCGCGGACGTGACGAAGCGCCGAGGACATCGTAGTCCAGGCCCTCGGCCATCCGGTTGCGCCGGCCGTGCCGACTGGCGGCCATGTCCTTGCGCGCCACGGTGTGCCCAAAGGTGACGCTCAGTGCGTCACCGTCGTTGGGGCTGGCCAGGCCGCGCTTCTTCATGTCGTCCTTGGACTCCACCTGCAGCTTGCCGGTGGTCTTGTGGATGATCTTCTTCGGCCCCTTGAGGTCGTCCTTGAGGATCTCGCTGGCGTCGATCGCGCCGTTGCGCAGCCAGGTGGCCATCTCACCCCAGCACTCGGCGCGCTTGTTCTGGTACTGGTTCTCGTTGCGCGGGCTGCCCTGGGCGTACACGCTGACGACCTTGTATCCGGCCGCCCGCAGCCACTCGGCGCCGGGCGCGCCCACGCCATTGGCGTCCAGCAGCACCGCGTCCGGACGGTACTTGTCGATCGCCGGCGCCACGTGGTTGGCGGTGAAGTCCAGCACCTCCTTGCCGACCACCCGGATCGGCGGGATGCTGCGTGCATCGAAGCCCTGGCGGAATCGGATGACGCTGGGGTCGCGGCCGCCGTTGCCGTAGTCCACGCCCATGATGAGCGGGGCGCCAGGGTCCGGGATGATCTCCCGCTCCCGGGCGGCCAGGATGCTGTCCATCGGGATGAGCTGGTCGTCGCCGGAGTTGGGGAACTGGCCGTAGACCTCGACCCGGGCCTCGTCCGAATCCTCGCCGTACTGGTCGATGATCTTCTGGTAGACCGCCGGGTCGGTGCCCTCCACCGTGCGCGCGTCGATCTGCTTGGGGTTCCATACCCCGCGGTAGCGGTGATGGCTCTCGAAAAAGGCGCCGGTGTTGTTGCGCGGGTTGGAGTACAGATCCCAGTAGCGGTCCATGACCGGCTCGGTGAAGAAGCCATCGGACACGGAGAAGATCGACTGGGGGATGCCGCTGGCCTCGTCGAACTTCAGCATCACGCCGTTGTGGTTGTGCACGCCGGCGAAGGCGTCGGGCTTTTCCTCGGACCACAGCTGGGCGTTGAGGTAGTAGTACCCCGTGTCGATCTTCAGCTGGTCCTCGATGTGGGTCCGAAGCCACTCCGCTGGCTTGAGGCTCATGGCCGCGCGATCGAACCAGTGGCTGTTGATGGCCAGGGTGTGCCACTTGCCCAGCTCAGCCATGGTGCGGCTGACCAGCTGCTGCTCGGTGTTGGCGGTCACGATCGTCGTGGAGCCCAGGCGCGTGGACATCATCCACAGCCCTTCGAAGCTGAACAGGGCGGACTTGCCGATGCCGCGGCCTGACGCGATCGATCGGTTCCACATGGCCGGCTTCTGCCCGTTGGCAATGCGCAGCTTGTTGGCCCGGATGTGGTCGGTCTTGGCCTCCAGTTCCTCGATCTGCCAGGAGCGGGGCTCCTTGAACCCGGCCAGGGGGGTGTTCGGCCGGCCCCAGGGGAACACGAACATGACCCACGCCCGCAGGTCGTCGGCCAGGTTGGGATCCCACAGCTCGGTCATAAGCGCCATCTCGCCCTTGGCGTCGTAGACCTGTTTGGCTTTGGCCATCGTTTAGGTTCCGTTTAACTTTGTGGGCCTGGAAATTTTCAAAAATTTCACAGCGTGTCCGCTCGACATGGCCCCGGGTGGAACATGCGCGCCAACGTTTAGGGGTGCCACCGGCCTGGCGCCCCCTTCCGGCGCAAAAAGGGACCCGCAACCCGGGCGGATTCAATCGAAGATGTCAGGAATTTCCGGCAAGGTTGATTGCTTATCAACTGAGCGATGCGCAGCAACACTAGGCGGCGCAACAATCTCGCCCTCGATCACGTCGGCTGGGTCGCACTGAGGTCGCAACGTGGCGCGTGCTCGGGCCGCGGCGAGGGCTTCGCCGATGTCCAGGCGATGCTCCACGGTGACGTCCAGCTTGTCGCCGTAGACCTTGGGGATGAGCTTGGACGCGCGCCACTTGATGCCGTCCACGATGAGCCGCGCGCGGTTCACATCGGGCTCGGTGCGCGCCACGTGGTCTATGTCGTCCACCTGACGGTCGACTAGGATCGCGCGCGCACGCCGCACCGACAATTCGAAAGCTGGCAAGTCGGCGAGCCACTTCGTGTAGTAGTACTGCGTGACGCCGGCCAGCTTGCAGGCGTCCGCGATGCTCTTGCCGCTCGCGATGAGCGTGCAAATTTGCGTTTGCACGTCGCTAAGCCCTTGATTGTCAAAGATGGATAGGCTCTTGCTATCGCTCATGGCGCACCGATAGAGAAAAACAATCGTCCGAAGTGTTGACGTGGCATCCGCAACGTGGTCATTATAGCCTCACTGACCACGCAACGGAGTGAGGATATGAACGGTTACCGCTACATCATCCGCGACGAAAACGGCCGCTACGTCACGACAGTGGAGGCGTGGGACGTCCAAGACGCGCAGATGCTTGCGCGCCGCTACGGCCAGTATTGCTACGCCGAGCGGGAGGCTTGAGCCATGGCCCGCCAAGCCATCCGCACGCCCTACCCGTTCCACGCTTTCACCCAGCACAACCCGCGAGCCCACGTCACATGCTGCCGGCCCCGCAAGCTGCCGCGTCGCACGTTGTGGCGGCGGCTGCAGGACGAGATCGCGCGGCTCTGCCGCTGACTTCTTGCGTCCGCAGTGCGGACATTCTGACAACGGAGAACGAAATGGCCAAGAATTCCCATCTCATCGAAGCCCGCTACGTCGGCCCAACCGACACGCGCAGCTCACGTGTTCGCCTGTTCAGCCATCGGTTCGAACGCGACAGCGTGACCGAAGGCTACAACCACGATTTCAGGGACACGGGCGACCAGGCAGCCGCGATGCTCGAAACCCTCGGCTACACGATCGAATGCCAAGGCGAAGCCCGCCACGGCTACTTTTTCGTGGTGTCCGAGTTCATCCCGTTGCGCGATGCGGCGGCCAAGCTGCGCAAAAGCCGCAAGCATGGGGAGGGCTGAGCCATGTACGGCCCGGACGTGAGAAAGCGTTATCGATTCCCGGCGGCCACGTTAGTTGTGTTCCGGAACCGAACGTGCCGGGAGTTTCCCAACTTCTGCCCGTTCATCAGCGTGCCGCGTGCCCGTAAGTGGGTGGCGGACGCACTGCGAGAGTTGCGCCGACGTCAGCGGCGGGCCGCCCGCTGACCCTTGACACTGCCGCTTGCGACCCAGGCGGCAGGATCAAGGGCCATTGGTGGCCCGGAGATGGGAGAACGCGATGGACGAGCGACACATCCAGCTTGGTAAAGCCGGCGACGCGCATTTGTACCGCGCCGAAGTCTGCCGCAAGGCGCCCAGCGGGCCGGCGCAATGGCTCGTGGTCGAGATCTCAGCCGACAACCGCACCCGAGCGCAGCAGATCGCGGAGCGGGCCGGCTACGTCGTGAACAGCATGAACATGATCGGCTGACCGCACGTGACCCCCAACACCTTTGCCCGTCGATTCATCGCCGCCGCGTTGCTGATTGACGCGGCGGTCATCCTCGCCCTTTGGGCGGTACACTGAGGACACACCCGTGAACTTCGAGATAGTCGGCTATCGGTACGCCAAGGGCAAAGTGTGCGTGCGCACACCGAGCGACGGCAGCGGGTGGAAGACGCGAGCGGCCAGGCTGGCGGAGGCGCTGGGCGGGCGATGGACCCACCGGGCAGGCGGCTACCTGATGACGTCCAGGCGCGCGGAGGTGTTCGCGCTGAAGTACGCGCAGGGGTGGGACGCCAACGGATTCACGGGCGAGCTCATCCCGCCAGCCTGACCACATCCGAAATTTATGCACCAACACAACCCGGCCTCGCGCCGGGTTTATTTTTGCCTGGAGCCTTTGCGGCGCGCATCTGCGGCGGCAGGCCCGGTGATCAGGGAAAAAGCGGCCAGACCGCCCCTTTTTCGGCCAGGGGGGGGGGGGGAGGCCCGAACCCGGGGCGCAGTACCCTTATTCTATCTTTCTTTAGAATCAAGAAATAAAGATAGAGGTACAGAACCGTTGGTACATAAGGGTTCCGCTACGTTTCCACGTTCCCTACGAAATACGTCAAGTTGCTGTGGGGAAACGCCCCTAACATCGTACACGTGTCGCCAGTTGTGACTGTCGTTATCCTGCATTTCCCATAGGAACTGAATCGGATTTCGCAGAAAACGCAGAAAACGCAGGTAACCCGCGCCACAGCTCACTTTCGCGGCTCTATCAGCCGCCTGTGTTTCTACATCTCGCTTGGCCTGTTGTCGGAATGTCCCCGCCGCGTTACAGTGGTTCCACCACAACGGAGCTGACAACATGCCCTTATCCTCGACCGAACGCGCGCGCCGCTACCGCGAAACGCACAAGGACTACCTGAGTGCGCGGGCCCACCTGGAGCGCGAAATAGCCAAGAGCGAGCGCGCCATCCAGCAGACCGCAGGGTTGATCGCCCGCGCCGATCTCGATCTGCCAGGTATGCCGCCCAGCCTGGACCGGAGCATAACCATCAGCCTGCGTGAGATGAACGTGCGCTCACTGGTCCGGCTCGAGCAGACCTTGGCTGATGAGCGCGACCAGCTGGAGCGCCTGAAGGCCATGCACGCGGTCAAGACGAAGGGCAAAGCCCCTGCCGCGCCTGACATCGACATCTTCAGCTAGCCCGAAACCTCTATCGCTCCAGCCCCATCACGGGGATGACGCCCACGACTTCGACATCGTTTTCCCTGCCACCGAAGCCGAACACGGGACCCAAGTCATACCGTCCCTTGGCGAATGCAGGCCGGATTTTGCGCAGCAGTACTTTTCCGTCCACGGTCTGGACGATGCCCGCATCCATGCCTCCCCCGATGTCGGAGGAAACATCCCCTGGCGCGCATAGCACGTGCCACCCGGACAGGAACGGATCCCCTTCAATGGTCAGGGCCACGACCGCGGCGGACCCACTGGCCTTGGACGGGGTGAACGTCACCGAGCCGTCTACTGCGTCCACGGTGCCCCCGACAGGCGCCTGGCCGCCCTTGGCCACGACCTTGACCGCAGCGGCCGGCATGCCCGGCACCTGAAGCTTGACGCCCGCATGCGCCAGCACGTCGGCAACCTCGACGCCCTGTCCCATCACCCGGGCGATGCGCTCGGCCTCGTCCAGCTGCAGCCGACGCTTACCCTTGAGCGTGCGCAGGAACGCGGAGGGGTCGATTCCCACGGCGCCGGCAAACGATCGAAGGGAATGACCGGATCGGTCGACCATCAGGCGGAACCACTTCTCGTCGATCTTGCTGGTCATGGCACGTGCGCTCCAAAGGGCGAAGGGGTTGGAATGTTGATCCGAACGCTACAAAGCCGGCGATTCTGCACCGCAACAGGCGGGAGCGCAACTGTAGCGGCCCCGACTGTCGAAAAACTGTGATGTCGTATTGACAACGCACGGATGTGAGGTCCACACTGCGTCCCACTATCCAAGAGCGGAGCCCATCTATGGCGCCCGAGCGTACCCCAACTCCACCCCACGCGCCTGTGCTAGCGATCGATCCCGGCTTGACCGGTGCGATTGCCTGGTACCACGCGGGGAGACTTGCGGTAGTCGACATGCCGACTGCAACCCGCGGTAAGAAAACCGTACTCGACCTGGATCTGCTGTGGCACACCCTGTCTTGCCCGTGGGTCGCGTTCGCCAGTGCCTACTCAGGACCGGCGGGGCACGGCGTCGTCGAAAACGTCAACGGCATGGGCCGGCAGGCGGGAGCCGGTAACTTCGGAAAGACGATCGGTGCCTGTGAGATGGCCGTGGTCGCCGCAGGCTGTGAACTGGTCCGCGTGACGCCTCAGACCTGGAAATTCGGGGTCGGCCTGACCGCCAATCCCGACGCCGACACGAAGGCCAGAAAGAACGCCAGCCGTGCCCGCGCGATCGAACTGTTCCCTGACTACGCCCACCTGTTCGCGCGCGTCAAAGACGACGGCCGCGCGGAAGCCGCATTGATGGCCTGGTGGTTCGTCCACAAGAGGATCGCGAAATGACCACCCCGACCAACGAGGAAGTGCGCCGGCAGTTTGAGGCGGATGCCGTCAAGGTGTTCCACAACGCCTACCGTGAAGCGCGCACGGGCTCGCCTCGACGCGCCGGCGCGACCTACGCGGCTGTGCAAGCGGTCGTTGACTTCGCCCTTTCCAGCCCTGCCGTGGTGGCGCTGGTGGAGACGGCGACCGATGTTGCCCAGGCTGATGCCGATGGCGAGCTTACGGACGAGCTGGTGAACCGTCTCCGCGCCGCCCTCGCCCCCTTCACCACCGGAGCCGGCCATGTCGAGTGAGCAGATGGAGCGGGAGTTGTTGGAGCTGGCGGCGAAGGCTGCGGGGATTGATGCGAAGTGGCGTGCGTATGACGCCTTCCACTTGTACCCGATGGCACTTCCCAATGGTCAGGCATGGAACCCCCTCACCGACGACGGCGACGCGCTGCGACTGGCGGTGAAGCTTGGGATGACCGTAACCCAACACCCGCACGCAGCATCGGCACAAGTCGGCAAAGTCGATTGCACCGAACTTTTTCAGGACCGCAGTCTGCCGTTTGACGTGCTTTGCGAATCTACCCGTCGAGCCATCGTCCGAGCCGCCGCCCAACTCGCCAAGGGAGCCGAGAAATGAGCTATTCGCCGGAGAAAGTGAACAACGACGCGCTTGATCGTTGCGCTCGTGAGCTTCAGCGCTTCATCGACTTGGCCAAGGACTACGACCTTGACGAGATGAGCGTGCAAGCCCTTCAGACGTCTATCGAGGCGTTGCAATTCTGGAAAGCCGCCACCCTACGCCAGCAAGCCGCGCGGGTGGATGATGACGCCGTGGCCCGAGCGTACAACGCACTGGATCGCTACGTGGACGAGCACGCGGGTGGTGACGTGGGCCTGCTCGATGATGGGCAGTGGAACGATGCGCTGCGCGCCGCCCTCGAAGCCGCCCTATCCGCCCAGCCTGCGGAACGGCAGGGGGAGGCGGTGGAAGTTGTGCTGCGGCGCATCTTGGAGCGTGGCAAGCACCGCACAGATGGCGACCTCGCAACCCTGCTGGATCGCGTCGAGCACATGACGCGCGGCGATCAGGACTGCATCGCCATGCAGCGAGAGACGATCAGGCTGATGGAACGGGACGCCGCGCCCGTGGGCGTGCCGGATGGGTGGCGCGAAGCGCTGCAAGGGCTGGTCGATTACATGCACGAGGCTGGCA